CATTCGCTATTCGCAAATAGCGAACGCAAACGCCGACTGAAGGAACGCTCTTTAACCTAAAAAACTAAGGAGAACCCTAATGTCTAAAGTAGTATATCGCGGTGTTGAATATGATACTCAAAAGCGTCTTGAGTATCAACAACAAATGATGCAACAACCTCAACAATACAATGAAACCTATCGTGGTGTTAAGTTTGTAAAAGAGGGACACAAATGATGAAAAAACTAAACTTCCTACAATTAATCAAAGACCAAAAACAAAAAGAAGAGAGGCTTCGTAAAGCATCTCTTGCTACTCTGGTAGCAGCAAAATAATTTAGAGGGGGACTTGACTCCCTCTATTTTTTTGTGTATAATTAGCTTTGTTAGCGTTCATATGAATGGATAAAGATAAACTTAGGTTAATCGTCAGAAACCTTGAGTCTTTAGTAGAATGTCTAAAATCTGAGGTTTATTCTGATACAGATTCTTATAAACTAAACTATGAGGAAGTTGTCCCTCATCTTGCCGACTATGATGAAATTTTTGAGGATAGTGATTTAGATGAATACTGATGGAAAAAAAATGAAACCTATCAAAGCAAAAGACCTTCTTGAACTTGATAAGCATCTTGAAGTCGTGAAACTTCAGGGATATCCTATTCCAGAGCAAGTAATTTGGCAGGCGGGTAAAGGAGATTATTCGGAAGTTCCTATCCACACAGTCAAGGTTCCAAATCACCATGAATGTGGTGAATGGATTGTAGAACAACTTCTTGCTAACGAAAGGGGGCACTGGGGTCCAATCGAGCATCCAGGAATTACTTTTTCGTGTGCTGGATTTGTTCATAATGTAATTGTTCAGGCAAGAACTCACCGAATTGGAACCTCTTGGGATGTGCAGTCTCAGCGTTACACTGGTAAGCGAGTCGTGAAAGTTGCTAAGCGCGAACTTGATGTTGAAGAGGTCTTCTACGTGCGTCCTGTGGGGTTTTACACCAACCGTAAGGGTAAGAAGTATGAATGGACCGAAGAGCACCGCCAACGCAAGTTAGGGCGCATTTTGAGTGAGTGTGAAGAGTATGCTGATCTGTATGCAGAGGGAATGTGTGAAGAACACATTCGTGATTACCTTCCCCAAGCAATCCGCCAGAACTTTGTAGTTTCCTTCAACCTTCGTTCTGTTCTTCACTTTATGGACCTTCGTTCTAAACTTGATGCTCAACTTGAAATTCAAGCACTATGTGATGCGTTTGTTCCTGAACTTCAGAAATGGGCTCCAAATGTCTGGAACTATTATGAAGAAAAGCGATTGCATAGAGCAAGATTGTCTCCATAAGTTTGAAATAAATATTTACATATAGAATGGAGGTTAAAATTGCCCACATATCCTGTAGTTAATAAAGAAACTGGTGAACAAAAAGAAGTGACCATGAGTGTTCATAATTGGGACCAATGGAAACAAGACAATCCGGACTGGGAAAGGGATTGGTCTGATCCTACAACTTGTCCAGCATCAGGAGAGATTGGAGAAGTTTATGATCGACTTAAAAAGTCTCACCCTGGATGGAACGATGTTCTGCGTAAAGCTTCAAAAGCTCCTGGATCAACTGTAAAACCAATTTGATAAAATATGCCTGCTAAGAAAAGAAACACTCCTCAGAATCCTGTTCCTTTTGGAACAAGTAATAGGCAAATGAAAAGAAAAAAACCAATTAGTCTTGATTATATACGAACAGTTGAACCTCTGACAGATAATCAAGAATTACTATTTCAGTCTTATAAGAAAGATCAGAACATCGTTGCATATGGTGCTGCTGGTACAGGTAAGACATTCATTACTCTTTATAATGCATTAAAAGATGTACTTGACGAAAAATCACCATATGAAAAGATTTACATTGTAAGATCTCTTGTTGCAACTCGTGAGATTGGTTTCCTTCCTGGAGATCATGAAGATAAGTCATCTCTTTATCAGATTCCATATAAGAATATGGTAAAGTACATGTTTGAGATGCCTGATGACTCTGCATTTGAGATGCTTTATGGCAATCTTAAAACACAAGGAACGATTAGTTTCTGGAGTACATCTTTTATTCGGGGTACAACTCTTGACAATTCTATTATTATTGTTGATGAGTTTCAGAATTTAAACTTCCATGAACTTGATTCAATCATTACTCGTGTTGGTGAAAACTCTAAGATTATGTTCTGTGGTGATGCAACCCAATCTGACCTTGTAAAAACTGCAGAAAAGAATGGTATTATTGATTTTATGCGAATTCTAAATGTCATGCCTTCAATTGATGTCATTGAATTTGGCGTTGAAGATATTGTTCGTTCAGGTCTCTGTAAGGAATATCTAATTGCAAAAGCGGAATTGAATTTATGACATTTATTCATCATAATTATTTGGGTGATATTGAACTAGAATGTAAAACAACAGAAAGTATTCGTCTCTATAATCTTCCGAATGGTAACTGGGTGCCTTCTATCACTTCAGTTACCTCATTTTATAATCGTCAAATCTTTGCTAAGTGGAGACAAAGAGTAGGTATTGAAGAGGCGAATCGCATTACTAAAAAAGCAACTGCAAGAGGAACTGATTTTCACCAAGTCTGTCAAGACTACCTTGAAAACAAGGAATTAAATTGGGATGATTATCAACTCCTGACAAAACACATGTTCTTTCATGCAAAACCTTATCTTGATAAGATAAATAATATCCATGCAATCGAAAGAACACTTTACTCAGAATACTTAGGTCTAGCTGGTAGAGTCGATTGTATTGCAGAGTATGATGGTGAACTTGCGGTCATCGACTTTAAGACATCTGAAAAAATTAAACCTGAAGAGTGGATTGAAAATTACTTTGTTCAAGAGACATTCTATGCATCCGCATACTATGAACTTACAGGTAAGGTAGTTAAAAAACTTATCACATTGATGGTTACTCCTGGAGGAGAAGTGAAAGTATTTGACAAAAGAAACAAAGGCGACTATATTAAGTTATTAGTTCGTTATATTAAAGAATTTGTACATCACAATACTGGGTCAAATGGAGAATGAGTTAGAAAAGGTATTAGAAAGTAAATTCTTCTGCCCTTCTCGGTTTGCACAGGAGATTGAATCTTTAGTGCAAACAAATGAAGACATGAACTACATTGATGCAATTATTTACTTCTGTGAGATGAATAATATTGATGTAGAGTCAGTTCCTAAACTTATTTCTAAACCTCTAAAGGAAAAGATTAAGTATGAAGCAATGGAACTTAATTTCTTAAAGAAAACCTCCCGCGCTAAATTAATTTTTTGAATGATGCCTTTTGATGCATATCGTGAATATCTTGCACTGAAGAATCACTTTACTAAAGATAGTTACGATTATCATAAGTATTGTGGGAAATCAAGAGCAACTGTGCAATCTTTCTATAAACGACGCGACAGATTCTGGTTTGAAAAGATTGCAAGACAAAAAACAGATCAAGAAGTTGTTGAATTCTTTGTATCTAACTTTATCGCCTGCACTGATCCAAGTAAGCTTTGGATAGGAGAAATGATACGAGAAGGTGAAGAGAGATACGAACAATGGAAGAAAAGAAATCAATCACTTTCTTATATCTTTAAAGAAGAAACTCAAAGTTTATTTGAAGATAGAAAAGTTGAGGAAGTATTTGACTGTTCCAAAGGTCATCCAGTAATTCTTAAAAAGTTTCTGAGTGGCAATATTAGTCCAGAAACAATGGTGATCTACGACAGAATATTCCTGTTCGGTAAAAATTTTGATAAGAAACTCAAAGATCCTGTGTGGGAAACCATAAGTAAAAAGATTAAAAAGTATTCTCCTTTTCTAAATATTGATGTGTTTCGTTTTCGTAAAATCTTGAAAGAAGTTGTTCTGGGAGACAAATGAGTTTCTTTAAATCTGAAGTCGTCCGTGCGGAGATGACTGAAATATCTGAAATGCAAGAGGAAATTTATAAAAATGTTTTTGAGTTTCCTCGTATGTCTAAAGAGCAAAAACTATCTCACGTAGATCTCTTAGACAAACTGTTGAATAAACAAAAGGTGCTTTATACTCGTTTGAGTTTATCTGATGATCCTGAAGCTCAGGAAATGAAAAGTCGTATTGCCGAGTCTGCATCAATGATGGGTCTTCCTGCAAATGTTGATATGAATGTAATTTTTAGTAATATGAGTAAGATGCTAGAGGCAATGCGTCAAAGAATTGATGAAACGGGATCGGATTTTTGAATAAAAAAATTTACGGTTTATTCAAAAATCTGGCGTAAGGAACAGTTCGTAAATAATCAATCTCATCATTTTTTATAATATGTAATGGTCCAGCGACTTCTTGCCATGTGTAATTTCTTACAGTTCCCCAATGAAAATTTAATCCTCTAAATCCCCATCTTTGAATGTCAATACAAGCAATCAATGGATGAACATCAAAAGTAATCCCTGATGTCTTTGCAAGATATACAAAAGTATAATAGTTTCCAACACTAGGTATAAATTCAGTTTCTCTGAAAATACTTAGTATTTCCATCATGATAGAATCTGGATCGCTAAGTCCCTTTATTCTTCTTTTAAGTAGTTTTACTCTTGGTGATGAGTCCTTGATATTTTTACCGAAACCTTCTGCCATTACTTGATCCCTAATTCCGACTCTGTGATAATCTTAAATCCTATCATGCGGTCGTCGCACCATTCTTGAATGGATTTCCACTTTGCTTGATTGATTGCATAGGTTTTAACTTCATTGATATATGTTTGTTCTTTTTTATTTCCTTTTACGGGAGGTACTGTTTGTTTTTTTGGTTTTATTTCTATAATATATTTTCTGACTTTATTATCATTTTCTAATACTTCAATTATAAAATCGGGAAAGTATCTACAAACTTTATTTTTAACAGGATTGAAATAAGGAACAAAAAATTCTTCTGAACCATATTTTAATATGCTTGGTGTTCTATCACACCATCTCATAAACTTTAATTCCCAAGAACTTCTGTATACTATATTTCGCGGATTTCCAATATATTTTTCTGGATTTTGTGGATGGAAGAATCCCTGATGATACTTTGAATCACGCGGCATTTTTTCCAACCTCTAATATATAAGTAAAAATATTTATCGCTTGACAAGACAAGGGAAAACTGGTAGAATAAGATCATTCGGGCTTAGCATCCCTTCACCTAGAGTGATAAAGTTGCTCACAAGCCAAATACGAAAAAATCAAATGTCTTTCGAATCTCTCAAAAAACAGTCTAAACTTGGTTCTCTCACTGAAAAGTTGGTGAAAGAAGTTGAAAAAATGAATAGTAACGGTTCCAGTGCTGGAGATGATCGTTTCTGGAAACCAACAATGGGTAAAGATGGTGTAGGATCTGCAGTGATCCGTTTCCTTCCTGCACCAGAAGGTGAAGATATTCCTTGGATTAAAATGTTTTCTCATGGATTCCAAGGTCCTGGTGGATGGTATATTGAAAACTCTCTGACTACAATTGGTCAGAAAGACCCTGTTTCAGAACACAATCGTGAACTCTGGAACAGCGGTCATGATGCAGATAAAGAAACTGTTCGTAAGCAGAAGCGTAAACTGTCTTACTACAGTAATATCTATGTTGTAAAGGATCCTACAAATCCTGAAAATGAAGGTAAAGTCTTTTTGTTTAAGTATGGTAAGAAGATCTTTGATAAGATCATGGAATCTATGCAACCTGAGTTTGAAGATGAAACTCCCATCAATCCTTTTGATTTCTGGCAGGGTGCTAACTTCCGTCTGAAACTAGTCAAAAAAGATGGATACTGGAATTACGACAAATCGGATTTTGCTCCAGTTTCACCTTTACTAGAAGATGACGATGCTCTGGAAGCAGTCTGGAAAAAACAATATTCACTATCTGCAATTGTTGCTCCAGATCAGTTCAAGTCTTATGATGAACTTGAAAAGCGTTTGAACTATGTTCTGGGTGTTGGTAAAGTAGCACCAAAATCTGCATCTGCTGATGAAGAAGAAGAGTATGAATCTTATGTTCCTCGTCAATCTCGTGAAGAGAATGTGATGCAAGAACTTGAAGAGTCTTATCGTAAGAGTAAGAGTGCTGCTCCTGTTCCTGAAAATCTTAAAAAGGAAATTGACAATCTTTCTTCGAACGATGAAGATGAAGATGATGCCCTTTCGTATTTCCAGAAATTGGTAGACGATTGATCACTCAAACAATCTAATATTGTCTCCTTTCTTTAAGGTGGAACTTACAAATTGATTTCCACCTTTTTTGTATGGCATTAGATCTTCAAGATCATTGAAGACCACATTTAGGTATCTTGGTTTAAGTACATATATGTTTCTCTTGTTATCTTCAATTTTAGATTCATATTCATAATTTGTAACTGGAACCAAGAAGGAAGTTGATGGAACTTGTACCAAAGATCCTAAATTAGAATCATAATACTCATAGTAGTATGAGTTTCCTGTGAATTGTCCGTTTTCAATAGTAAAAAGTGCTTCCTCTTGCTGACTTGTACTCATTGTTGGACTTGCAACAGTTGGAGTAGAAGGCAATTCATATGTAAATGATCTTGCAGATCCATCATCGAAAGGAATATAGACTGATGTTACTCTGTATCGACCATTGTATGCTATTTCTGATATGTTATTGATTGTGACTTCTGAACCAACTTGTAATCCTTGAATACCATTATTCATGGTAACAGTTACTGTAGTTGAAGAAGTCTGACCATTACCAGAAAATATTTGACTGATCTTAGAGTTATTGATTTCAACAAAGTTACCATTTGTTTTCCATTGATTTGGCATTCTAAGACCTTCTGGTATTAAGGTAATACCGTTCGAATCTGAAAGTCTTTGAGTCTGATAATGATGAATACCTGAATATAGATTTTCATATGAACCATATTTTTCAAGCATAATCTTATCAAAAGATGCTTGTGACAATGGCCACTCAGATTGTACATTTAGGATGTTATTTGATAGGAGAACTACCCAATCTAAAGTCGAATCTTCATAAATTTTGTTTGCAACATTATCAGGTCTCTCATCACCTACAATTTTGTATTTTGTGAAGAATGCAAGGTTTCCAAAGATGTCTTCTCTGAGTTTTCCTCTTTTGAATAGATTCTTTACATCAGTATAATCTGATATCCGTGCATCCAGATTACGATTGACGTATGAAAAATTAGGTACTTGTCTGAAGTATGGTTTAGCCATTTTTAGTATCCAGTTCCTCCAATTTTATCGTAATCATCAGCATAAATTGGATTTAGTTCTGAGAATTGCATAGTGACATTATAGGAAGTCATTGATCCATCTCCATATGTCATGTAAGATCCTTCTGGAGTGTAATCAACATTAAAGTTTGTGAGAGCACAAAGTTTAATAGCATTCAAGAATGGATGCTGATCTCCTTGAGAATAAATGTATTTTAGTTTAAATACATTTGGAGTTTTTAAGAATAGACTTCCAGCACTTCTCTTTACTGCCATTTGAGTTTTGAAGAAAAGAATAATATTTTTAATTTCTTTTGCCTCTGCAGAATCTCTAGGAGTAAACTTAAAGTTATAATTAAAACTTCTTAATTGAGGTCCTCTGAAAAGAAGTTCGAGATTATTATTAATAACTTTTCCTGTTCTTCCTAGTAGATTAGCACCTACGGCTTGACCTGCAAAGTAACTGATAATATCTTGTTTTTCAATATCTCCTAAACCTGCTGTTGCTGCACTTTTTAATTGACTTACGAACTGTTGAGCCGCAGCTCCGATATCTGCATTGCTTAGATTTTCAATCAATCCTCCTGCAAGACCTGCTCCTGCTACTTGTATTGGATTTAATTGATCTGCGCCCCAGTCTACAGAATTTGAATCACTAATTCCTGGATGCATTGGTAATGCTACTGATCCAATTGCTTTTTTGTTAAGTATTCTTTCTTCTGCTTCTGGAAGAGTAAATGATTGTATTTGTTCTGTAGTTAATGGTTCATATTCATATGCAGATATTAGTAAATAATCATATCCACCGTTTGATTGGAGTGGATATCTAAAATTTACATTAGTGGTGCTTGGTGATGTTGAAGATCCATTTGCATCAGTGTTTGTTGCTACAGATGCTCCAGAAAGTTCGACGTTTGGATCAAATGCAGTTTCTATATTTCCAGTGGAATTTAATATTGTCTTCTTTACATTTGGATCTGCCAAACTTTTCATGAAATTTGTAGACCCATTAATTTGCCTGAAAGTATTAGTAGTATAATTTACTACAGCTTGATCTGAGTTTGATGTATATTCTGATATTGTAAGATTTCCTGTCCCCGGTGTTCTTTCTTCAGAAGTATAATAACCTTGATCTATCACAAATGGAGTACTTTTTGCCATTAGAAATCCTCCTTATTCACAAGGAAATTAAAACTTTTTTGTTTTACTACTTCTAAAAGCATTAAACTATAAGATCTTTATTATGTATTTATAGGTGGAATTGAAGACATTTTCTTTCTCTTTCTCGTCTACATAATATATAAACTTAGAGTACTTATAGATGGCGGGAGTTCGTCCAGAAAACTTAAGAGTAAGTGATATTAAGTCCAGACTATTAAATATTGCACAAACTTCTCTCTATAGAGTAACTATACCAGTCCCTTCTGGAGTATCTTCTTTTATATCTAGAAGAGGAATAACTTCTATTGACATCGATAATATATCATTACTTTGTAGCGAAGCTTCCTTACCAGGATCTTCTTTAGCAACTCATGATGTTACAAATGATTATCATGGTGTAACTGAAAAGATGGCATATAGAAGAATGTATGATGAAACTTTAGACTTGACTTTTTATGTTGATAGAAATTATAAAGTAGTTGATTTTTTTGAAAGTTGGATTGACTTTATCAGTGGAGTTGGAAGCGTATTCTCAAGAGCTGATTTCAAGAGTCCTTATGTTCATCATAGGATGGCATATCCAAATGACTATAAGATCAATATGTATCTTACTAAGTTTGAAAAAGATCAGCACTCTCAGCAATCTAGAATACCTGCTGTGACTCTTGATTATACTTTTGTTTATGCATTTCCAACTAATATCATTGCAGTTCCAGTTTCGTATGATCAGAGTCAACTCTTAAAATGTAGTGTTTCTTTCTCATACATTAGATATGTTGTTGAAAGAAGTTCAGCAGCATCTGCATCCTCGTTAGTAAATTTTAATGCTCCTGGAGTTCCAGAAGTAAAATCTCCTCAAGGAACTACAGTGTTTAATGGACCTACTCCTACTCCTACATTTAATACACAAAGATTATCAACAACATTGACTAATGAGTACTATAATAATGGAATTATTCGTGGACCTCTTCCTAGTCAACAAATTCAAGGACCTGGCGATATAAGACAAGATGCAACTAATTTTACTCGCGGCATAGCATAATAAATAAAATATCTGAGATCTTTATCATAAAAGATTATGCCTTTACCTACAATTGCGACTCCTACTTATGAACTTGAGTTGCCGTCTACGAAACAAAAAATTAAATATAGACCATTCTTAGTAAAAGAAGAAAAACTTTTAGTGTTAGCACTTGAGAGTGAAGATACAAAAGAAATTACGAATGCAATTAAAGCAGTTTTAAAAAATTGTATTCAAGCAAAAAATATTAAGGTTGATACACTTCCAACTTTTGATATTGAGTATCTATTTTTAAATATTCGTGCTAAGTCTGTTGGTGAAGAAATAGAAGTAAATCTTATTGCTCCTGATGATGGAGAAACTTCTGTCCCTGTTATTATTAATGTTGATGAAATAAAAGTCCAAAAGAATCCTGATCATACTAATAAAATTAAGTTGGATGATTCATTGATGATGGAAATGAAATATCCATCACTTGAGCAATTTATAAAAAATAATTTTAATTTTTCTGATGATAACACTTTAGATCAATCATTTAATCTTATAGCTTCATGCATTGATAAAATTTATAATGAAGAAGAAGTTTGGGTTGCATCTGATGTTACGCAGAAAGAACTAGTGGATTTTCTTGAGCAAATGAATAGTCTTCAATTCAAGCAGATTGAAAAGTTTTTTGAGACTATGCCCAAACTTTCTCATGAAATTACATTCACTAATCCAAAAACAAAAGTAGAAAGCACAGTCGTACTAGAAGGGTTATCAAGTTTTTTCGGTTAGGTATGATCCATATGGATCTAGAGAATTTTTATAAAATAAACTTTGCTCTCATGCAGTTCCATAAATATTCATTAACAGAGATTGAAAATATGATGCCGTGGGAGCGTGACATTTATGTTGGATTACTCCAAAATCATCTGGAAGAAGAAAAACTAAGACAACAACAAAATGGTTCCTAATCCTACATCTTCTGCATTAGTTCCTGTAAAGGTTGACAATGACAACTTAGTAGAAGAAAAGATTGATGAGAGAATTCTTGCAATCTTAGGAATAGGAGATGTTTTTGATTTAACTTATGAAGAATATATTTCTTTACTTAAAGAGAAATCAATAGAGTATCGAATGTCCGGTGCGGATGTTCCTACTGAAAGTGCCGAATTAATAACAGAAGAATTTAAAAGAGTAAAGAGAAAATCTGGAAAATTTAAAGTTAAATCGCAAAAAATTAATTTTGAAAAGGTTGTTAATGTCCGGACACCTTTACCACAAAAGGCACAATTAGATCCAAGTAAACTTTTACCTCTACCAAAAGAAGAAGAAAAAGTAGAGATTGAAAAAGAACCATCTATAAAAGATATTCTAAATTTTCTGAAAGGAGATCTTCTTAGTGGTTTATCTTCTATTCTAGAGTCTCTTACTCAAATCAATCAGACACTTAAGGAACAAAATCAGATTGATAGAAAGTCGAGAGAGTCTAAAAGAAGAACTGGAGAACTTGAAAAGAAGTCTAAAAGAGAGTCTGAATTAGAATCAAAACCTACTAAAAAGAAAGAGGAAGAAGAGAAATTAAAAACTCCTGTAATTAATTTTTTCGATTCCATTAAAAAGTTTGTCACCAATGTACTACTTGGTTCTGTAGTATTGGGTCTATTTAAGTGGTTGAAAGATCCTAAGAATGAAAAGGCAATCAATAGTTTTGGACAGTTTCTTACTGATAATGCACCTTTGATACTTGGAGGATTGCTTGCTATTGCATCACTTCCTATAGCTGCAACTTTGTTTAAGTTAACTACCGCTGTTATTGGTGGAATTGGTATGCTCGGAACTGCACTAGGTGGATTAACTACTTTACTTCCTGCTTTTGGTTTATTTGGTGCATTTGTTGGCGGTCAAATGATATTTAAAAACCTGCAAAAATTTGCTGGAGGTGAAGATGCTCCAGCTGTCGAAAGTGAACTTTATAAACTGAAAAAAGATTTGGTTCTCAGAAAAGGACAAGCACAATTGATGTCTGGAAAAGAAAAAGAACAATCTTTGAAAAAAATACAAGAAGATGAAAAAAAACTCAATAGGATAGAGCAAGAACTTTTGCCTAGAATGACCAAAACTCAAAGTATGAAAAGGCAATTAAATCAAACAAAACAAAAATTAAAAAAGGATGAAGAGGAACTTAAAAAATTAAAAGGGTATGAAGGCACTCCATTCTATAAGGCTAAATTAAAAGATATAGAAATATCTAAAAAGATAATATCAGAGAATGAAAAAAATATTCCAATATCGCAAAGAGAACAAGATAAGTTAATGAAAGACATTATGGGCCCTGAAGGAGCTCAAGGTGATGTTATTGATAAAATTGATAAGTTTATAAAAGATTCTCAAAAAATGGTTGAAAACTTAAATACTGAAGTTCAACCACAAAATTCTGCTGTTCCATCATCCTCAGATTATGTAAGTCCTTTTGCTGGTGCAAGGGATAGAGCGATACTTAATGCAAGTAAAATAACTGGAAATGCTCCGATTACTATTGGTGAGAAAGCATCTGCGTATAGTGCATCTAGAGGAAGAGCGCATCGTGGAAGAGATATTGCTGCACCATCAGGAACGGGTTTAACAGTTCCTTCTGAATCTGTGATTACCGACAAAGGTGTTGATGGTGGATATGGAAATTATGTTGTATTCAAAGATTCTAACGGCGTTGAACATTTTTATGGACATATGATAGAACAGTCTCCACTTAAAGTTGGAGATACTGTGTCTCCAGGAAATATTATTGGAAGAGTTGGATCTACTGGAAGAAGTACAGGACCTCATCTTCACTGGGAAGTTTCTAGAGTAATGGGCGAAGTTGGAAGACCAAGAGCAAATATTATTGATCCCATCGAAATGGGTTTTCCTGCTCAAGCACCTTTTACTGGAAAAGTTGAGGCAGCACAAATTGCACAAAAACCAATTGCAACACCATCAATACCTTCACCAACAGGAAGAAGCAATATAACTATGTTACCATTAATTGCAGGTGCTGGTCCTCAACAAGTTTCTAGTGGAACCTCACCAAATCAGGCTCCTGTTCCAAACTTCTCTTCAGAGGATCCAAATAACATGACTATGTTAACAGTAAAAGCAATTTATAATATGGTCGGATAAAAATGTTACCACTACTCGCGTCAATTGGAAGGTTAGCAATTTCATCAAAGGTCGGAAAAAAAGTCGCGGATGAAGGTGCAAAGAAAAGTGGTAAAAAGATTGCTGAAAAAGTTTTTAATAGAAATAAAGAAAGTCCAATTGAATCTGCAGGTGGTGGAAAAGGATCTGCTCTTGTAAAAGTTCCGAAAATATCTACAAAAATAATTTCTGCAGATTCACTTCTTGGTACTGAGAAAGAAGATGAATCGGAAAAAAAGGATGCTGCAAAAATAACAGAATCTTTTTTTGATGATATTTTAAATACACTTCAATCTATAAAAATAACTCTTAATAGAATTCAAGAAACACTTAATGAAAGAAAAAAAATATCTTTAGAAGATGAAACTACTGAAAGAAAAGAAACATCAAAAAGAAGATCTGGAAAAAGAGAAGCAAAACTTGAAACAAAATCAAAAAAAGGATCTTTAGGTAAACTCAAGTTTGAAACTTCAGGTATTCCTTTTATTGATCGCATCATGAATTTTTTTGGTATGGTTTTAATTGGTTCTTTGGTTTTGTTTTTATATAAAAAAATTAATGAAATCATCAAGTTCTTTGAGGAAACATTCTTAAAGATACAGGAATTTTTTAAGGCAATTGAACCTTTTGTGAAACCTATTTGGGATGGCATGAAATGGATTGTTGGTGGAGGTGCAAATATTATTGCAAAAATATTGGGTATTCCATCGCAAGAAGCAGATACTAATAGTATAAGTAAAAATTTGGAAGAGATTACTAAAAAAATTCCTGTAATTGGTGATCTGTTCAAAGGAATTCAAGATACTATTGATAGTATCAGAGGATATAAAGAACCATCAAGTGATGGTGGTTCTACCTCTAGTGGAGGTGGATATGTTGCTCCTGCTGTAGGATCGAAGCAAGGAGCGTATGATGTTGCTTCTAGAATAGGTGCAAATAAACAGCAGTGGGATACTTATAGAAATACTATAGCTCAAATAGAATCTGGTGGACGATATGAAGCAGTAGGTGGAAGTGGAGATTATTATGATGGAAGATATCAAATGGGAGGAGAGGCAAAAACCGATGCAGCTAGAATTCTAGGAATACCTAATCCAGGTCATTCATCTAATCCGAATGATCCAAGGAGAGTTGCATTTAGGAGAAATCCAGAACTTCAAGAAAAAATGTTTGCTGCATACACACTAGCAAACCATGGATATCTTTCTTCCGATCCAAACTATCAAGCAAAACAAACTGTAGAGCAAAAGTTACAGGTTTTGGGTTATGCACATAATCAAGGTGCTGGTGGGGCATCAAAATGGATGAGAACTGGAAAGGTTGGTAAAGATGGATTTGGAACCTCGGGAACAAAATATAGTAATGCTTTACGAGAGGCATTTAAAAGATCTCCTTCATATAAACAAACGATCGCAGATACAACCGCACAGGCAGCCGCCGCGCAAAATCAAATTACACCAACCTCAGTATCACCAACAGCATCAACACCAGCATCAATAGCACCAACCTCAGCATCACCAGCAGCACTAACCTCAGCATCACCAGCATCATTGACCGCACCAAATCAAACATCTTCTTCTATGCTTGTCCAGTCAAGCACAACACTACAACAAACTCAAATTACACAAGCACAAATATCATCGATGCAAGAACCTCCATCAGTGTCTGCAAGTGTACCTCAAATAATGCAGCAAGCAGAATATGAAATTCAAGGAACTCAAAATAATATTTTTATGATTGGTTCGAGTAAATCGCCAAATGTTTCTATGTCATCTGGATCTAGATCAGTGCTTCTATCAATGTCCAAAAAAGAAGCATTAAATAGTTATTATCAATCTCAACTTATTGGATTCCTTTATAAGCAAGGTTAATGGCAAATAATAGCAAAATAACATCAGGTAATCTATCAAGATTTCAAATATACTCTGCAGAAAACGGAACGAACTCTGTTGACATGTCCGCATCTGCTGTTGAGATAAGTTATTACGAAAGTGTCTTATCAAATTCTGTTTCTCTCACAGCAACAATCATAGAAACTGGATTTACTGACATTAAAATTGCTGAAGATCAAGTCAAACCAACAGGTATTCTGGATACACTTCCTGTTCGTGGTGGTGAGCAAACAATAATTGAATTTGAAGATAATCAAGCAACGCCAAATAAGTTATCTTTCAAAGGCGAGAAGTCTCTTTATGTCAATAGAGTAAGAGATATTGATCCTGGAACGCAAAAGGATCTATACTTTATTGATTTTTGTACAAGAGAATTTATTACAAATGAACAAACGAGAGTTGTTAACAGGTATAATGAAAAAATATCAGATAATATACGGAGAATACTCACTGATTCTAAAGGATTAAATACTGAAAAAAATTTAGAGATAGATTCTACCTCAATAAAGTATAACTTTATTGGAAATGATAAAAAACCATTTTATGTTTGCACATGGTTAGCGTCTAAGTCTGTTCCTGAGTTAAGTGTTGATGGAAAAAGTAGTATTGGTGGTGCAGCTGGATATTTCTTTTTTGAAAATTATGATGGATTCAAGTTTAAATCTTTAGATAAACTTTTAGATTCTAATTCTAGATCTCCTATCAAAAAATATATTTACACAAATACTGCAGAAAAACCTGATGGATATGATGGAAAAATTCTTTCTGCAAAAATTGATAGAGATATTGACTTGCAACAAAATCTTACGCTAGGATCTTATTCCAACTCTAGTATCTTTTTTGATTTTTATGCGATGGATTATATCCGAAGAAATTATAATGTAGATGACGATCAAAAAGATAAAATTAAGAATGCTGGATCTAAAGATATTAGTTGGGTTGCTGATGAGTTTAGAACACCAACATCAAGACTTATGAGCCATGTTCTTGATGTTGGTACATTGCCATCTGGAAAAGATATTACCTCACAGTTAGATAACTGGAAAAATACTCCATTTGATCCTACTTACGATGCTGCAAACACAATGGTGCAGTCAATCATGAGATATAATCAACTTTTTACTATTAAAACAAATATAGTTATTCCTGGAGATTTTAGTCTGAGAGCAGGTGATCTTATTCATTGTGACTTTCCTCAGTTGACTTTGGATAAAAATAAAGAAGTAAACAGTGAGAGTGGAGGTATATATATGATAGCGAGTATATGTCATAGAATTACACCTAGAAATACATTTTCTAGTTTGACTTTAGTAAGAGACACCTTTGGCAGAAAGCCATTTAAGTAACATGGACAGAACATTACAACAACACATTAATGATGATCGTGATGAGATTGATAATCCCACTACAAGTGGCCAACGTCGTCGTCACTTAGAGGATGAACTTGATTCCTTAGAAAAGTATCAAGCAAATCATCCAGATGATGATCACGATCCAAATGCTTTAGAACTTTTTTGTGATGCAAACCGAAATGCCTTAGAATGTAGGATATATGAATAAAAATGATTGAACAAGGACTTTTCAAGAGACATTTCGTTGGTCGTGATGGTTTTATTTGGTGGATAGGTCAAGTAGTTTCGGAGGAAAAGTGGGCAGGTAATATTCCCGCAAGACCAACAAGAAATACATCGGATCATGCTGGTTTTGGTGAAAGATTTAAAGTTCGCATTATGGGGTATCATACTGCGAACAAAAAAGAATTAAGTGATGATGAGTTGCCTTGGGCATCTGTAATGTATCCAGTTACTGCAGGTGGCGGTGGTGCTGGAACATGGTCCAATGCTGCAATCCGTCAAGGCAATTTTGTTTTTGGTTTCTTTATTGATGGAGAAGATGCACAACAACCTGTAATTATGGGTGTGTTGGGAACTAATCAATACACTGCTCTTGCATCAAAAGATAATCCTGATATTGCATTCTTTCCATTCAGTGGATATACAAATACCAATACTGTTGCAAGATATTCATTAACATTAGATAATACTACATCTCCTCCAGCAACTCAGACAGGATCTACACAAAAACCTAGCAACAAAGGAAAACAGGAAGGTGTTGCTGGTCAAGAGTTGTCTTCTGGATCCGATAAAGAACAATATGAGAATGGAAAAGTAAAAAAACCTATACCTAAACCATCAACATGTGAACCAGTTCCTTTAGGAGCAATACAGAGACGAATTAAAAATCTTATTGCTGATATTGAAAGGATCAAGAAAACTGCAGGTGATTGGGAAACAAAAGTATCTACTAAGATTAATAACATAGAGAACGAAATTAATAAGGCAGTTTCTAAATCTTCAGAGTTTATTGCTGGTGGTATAAAGTGGTTGATTGAGGAGGTGCAAAAATATACCACCAATAAAATAAACAATACAATGAAAGATACTTATTATCTTTTGTTTCCTAATCAAAGACCAAGACTTAAAAAAGCAGTAGAAACTGCGAATGATTTGATTGCATGTTTATTCAGAAAGATCATTAGTAATCTTTTGAAGATGGTTGGTAGATTTTTACTTTCTGCTGTAGATCGATTTATCAATACGCCTTTATGTGCTGTTGAAAATTTTGTTGGTGCATTGGTTGGTAAACTTGCAGGATTAATTACCTCAGCAGTAGATGCTATTTTAGGTCCAGTTAAGGCAATCGTAGGTGCAGCATTTGATCTTGCTGGTGGTATTTTAAACTTCATTACTGATCTTCTTTCTTTCTTATCATGTGAAGAAAAACCATCTTGTTCAGAAATTAAGGAATGGAGTATTTGGGAAGGATCTGAATCTGTTCCAACTTTAGATCTTAACTCAATCGTAAGTGAAGTTCAAAATGTTGCTAGTACTATTACACAGGCAATTGATCTAAATAATTTTAATTTTGATTTAGACTTTACTGATGTGTTTGATTCTCTTGGATCATGTAATGTTGGTCCAATTTTCTGTGGTCCACCAATTGTTGAGTTCTTTGGTGGTGGCGGATCTGGTGCAACTGGAAATGCAATCATTGGAGCTGCTGGCGACATTCTTGGAGTTGACATTATAACTCCAGGATCTGGATATTCATCTGCACCTTTTGTTAATTTTAGAGATAACTGTGGAAATGGAAGAGGGGCAGCTGCCAGAGCAATTTTGGGACAAGTTCCAGTAACTGATAGTGAAAATGGAGAAACTCAAACAACAGGAGTGGTAAATGTAGTGATTGATCAATCTGGTACTGGATACTTGCCAGCTCCAGATGGAAGTCAGGGTGGAGACGGTAGAACTTGGGCTGGAGCAGGAGATACCGTTGTTAAAAGAGCAAATGGAATATATGACTCTCCCTATAAGTCTGGACAAGTTATTAATTTAAATCCCGGTGATATTGTTCAAACTCCTTCTGAACCAGCGTATGTTGTTAATGAAACAACATCCATAACTGCTCCAGAGTATAATGTTCAGAGGATTGGTGGAAATAGTCCAACATCAAATAATGGAGAGTATCCGATTGTTCTTGAGGTTGGTGATGTGTTTATTTCTGATCCAGGATTGTCATATGAAAATGGAGATAGAATTGTAGTATCTCCATCTAATGGATTAGTCTTAGAACCAAAATTTGATAGTCTTGGATCTCTAACTAAGGTGAATATTATAAATCCTGGTCAAGGATTTAAAGAATTCCCAGAGATTTACATTGAGAGTGATACAGGTTATAATGCTAAAATTATTCCAATATTTAATGTTAGAAGAGTTGTTGATGAAGAAATTCAAGTTCCAGTTACTGGAATTATCAATGTCGTGGATTGTGTAGGTAAGTTCTAATGTCAGAAAGAACAAATTATCATTTTAATCGTGTTGGTAATGATCATGGCGAAATAAGATTTGGTCATATCCACCAAGATAATAACATCTCTGGGGTTATGTTAAGAACCGGAGAAGATGGTGGTCGTCATTACATGACGATGGATTCTTCTGGTGACATTGATCAGGGAAGAAAAGGAAGCACAATGAATGTGTGTCCCGGATCTTTTTCTGTAATGGCAGGAAAAGATGTCGCAAAAGAAACCCCAGCAATCTTTCAGTATGCAGAGAATGGTGATATAATTATTGGTGCTCCAAGCGGCAGAATCAGAATTTTCGCTCAAAATATCGAATTGATTGCTTCTGGTTCTGATGGTCAAAATGGAGTTATAACTATTGATGGTAATGAAAAGGTTATTGTAAAAGCACCACAAATTGATATCAATTCAAAAGTATCTACAAAGATCTTCTCTGAAAAAACAGTTGATATAATTGGTAAAGCAATCTTGAATATATACGGAGGATTGATTGATTGTGCCGATGGCGCTACAAAACTTAAAGGATCTAAAGGTGGTTCTACAAATGAGGAGCAAAATAAAAAATGAAAGTACCTGATTTATATGTTGGTAAGAGATTATTTGTTGGAGAAGGCAACCCAATTGCATTGGGTATCGGCCCACTAGAAGCAAGAGGTTCTGCTTACATTGAAGGTCCAGCAATTATTGGAGAACCCTTATCATTTCCATTTAATTATGCAACCTTAATGGTTGGACCAAATAGAAATGGAGAAGCAATACCTCCGGTTGTTCCTGGAGCATTGTGTACTGGTGTTAATAATCCATATTCTCTTGCTGTTGATGGAGATGCTGCAATTTTTAATACATTAGATGTAGCTTTAAATATTAATGCTGGGTTAAATATTGTTGCACAAGGAGAGGTAATGTCTCGATGTGGTGGTCATATTCTTTCTGCAAAGAAAAATTTTGACATTCCCCACCCAACAAAAGATGGTTGGAGACTTCGCCACACCTGTCCAGAAGGTCCCTCAAATGATGTTTACACTCGCGGTAGAGTGACTGGCAAAAGAGAAATTGAACTGCCAGAGTATTGGACTGAACTTGTTGATCCAAGATCAATTACAGTGTCACTGACTCCAATTGGTGCTCATCAGGATGTGATTGTAAAAAGAATTGGCGAGAATAAAGTGTTTCTGCAGTCAAGAGGAAATATGCCTATTGATTGTTATTATCACATTTTTGCAGAAAGAAAAGATGGTGAGAAACTTATTCCTGAATATCAGGGAGAAAGTCCTGCCGACTATCCAGGAAACAATAATGAGTATTCTGTTTCTGGTTATCACTATGATGTCAAGGAGTAATTATGGCAAACGAATTTATACCTAGAAATTTTGGTAGAAGAAATTGCGATGATCCTATAACTGGGATTCCTCATCCAAACTTTGATTATCTTCATAGAACTACGACAGGAGATGAAGACTATCCTGAAGATGCCTGTGCAAGATATCTTCAAGTAAATGCAAAGTTCGACAATCTTCAAGTTACTAATGATGTTGATGTTACAGGAACTGTTACTGCATCTGAGGTTACTGCAAGTGGAATTACTTTAACCTCCAGAAAACCATTTGATATTCCACATCCAAGCAAACCTGGATGGAGACTTCGCCATGTTTGTTTAGAGGGTCCAGAATCTGGTGTCTATTATCGTGGCAGACTTACAGATTCAAATGTAATTGATTTACCTACTTACTGGGAGGGACTGATTGACCCAGAAACAATTACAGTTACTCTCACTCAAATTGGATCTTCTCAAGATTTGATTGTTGATCGAATTGAATGGGGTAAAAGAGTTGTATTGAGATCTGGAAGTGCTTCTGCAATTGACTGTTATTATTTGATTCACGCAGAAAGAATTGATGGAGAAAAGCTAATTGTGGAATATGAAGGAAGCACCATTGATGATTACCCTGGGGACAATTCTCAATATAGCATCAACAAATAGCCCTTGACACGGACCCCCGACCGTGCTATGATACCTAGGTAATCAACGGACGACCAAATGCAAGATGAGTACCTGACACGCTGCGTGGTGGACCCCATCAAGCGAACCGTGTATCTGTATTCTAGTGAAGGAGACACCAAGGAAGTCACCTGTGATACGGTAGAGGAGTTTATGAACGTGCTAGACTTCGTTCGTGCTACAGTGGACGAAGAGACTCTCTCATACGCAAATCCACTCTAGCTTCCAAAAAGGTCAAAGAAAAATCCCGGCAAAAATTTACGCACGATACTTTTTTAAAAATGAATCCTTATCGCATTAACTACAAGGCACTGAAAGAAGACCCAGTGAAAACAACACCAGAGAATGTGAAGGAAGCAAATGAGAACTTGTTTCGTGCTCGTTGGAACTTACCAACCGCCGCTAAGAACTGTGGGATGAGTGAAAAGGAGATGAAGTTGACATTCTTTGAGTATCTCAAGTATAATCCTACTACTTACAAAGCGTAAGTTTTTTTTTTGGGCGTGTATTCCAACCGGCAGAGAAAATTGACTTAAAATCAATAAAGTGTGGGTTCGAATCCCACCACGCCTATAAATAATAATACCTGTGGTCGGCAAACTAACAGGAAGAGGGTGAAAGTCCCTCTATTTTATTATAAATAATAGTGCCGACCATAGAGTAGAAATGAATTATTTAAAAATTTATTGTAGACTTATCAGGAAAGCGGAGAATAGAACTCCTCCCGAAGGTTATATAGAAAAACATCATACCTTTCCAAAAAGTATTTTTGGAAAAAACAATAGAATTGTGGTACTTACAGCAAGAGAACATTCTGTTGCACACGCATTGTTAGAAAAAATTTATTTGAATAGATATGGTATTGAAAATTGGAAAACTCAAAAAATGATTTTTGCATACTGTAATATGAGCGCCAGTAATCAATATCATAAAAATAGATATATTAACTCTAGATTATATGAAAGTTCTAGAATGAGGAAAAGTAAAATAATGTCAGGTGAAAATAATCCATTTTATGGAAAAAAACATAGTGATAAAGTAATTGCTAAAATAAAACAAGCAAATACTGGAAGAAATATGATAATCACTGAAGAACACGCCAAAAAAATAAGTGAAAGTAAAAAGGGAAAACCACTGTCGAAAAAATGTAGAGAAAGATGTAAAGAAATTAATACTGGAAATACTTATAGATTGGGAACTAAACATACTGACGAAACAAAAGAAAAAATGAGAAAAAGAAGAGAGGGTCTAAAGTGGTGGAATGATGGCAAATCAAATGTAATGAAAAGAGAATGTCCAGGTGAAGAATGGAAACCAGGTAGATTGTATTATACAAGAAATAAATAAAATCAAAACCAATGAAATATAAGATTTCTTTTTCTTATAATTGGTATGAAACTGAAACTGATAGGAGCATCATAAAAACATACTATATTAATGGTGTTGCTTTTACCTTTGATGATGTTCCTTCAATATTTCAAGACCATCCAGAGATTATAATTCAGGCAAATCAAAATCTTACATATACACCCGAATATTTTTACTTAAAATCATTTTACTTAATAGATGAAGAATGTCATCCTTGTTTGTTTGAACTGGAATTAGAAAATCCAGAAATGCTTGAAGAACTTGACAGTCTGGCATAGATACCTTATGATGTTTTTATTGCCAAATTAGCACAGTTGGTAGTTGCATTCGCCTTGTAAGCGAAAGGTCGTCGGTTCGAGCCCGACATTTGGCTTGAGTTCTATAAAACTCCAATGTCACTTATTTCACAACAAGACCGTCAAATGGTCATTGAAGCACTTGAATATTATGTCCAGGATATGGAAAAAAATAACTGCAATGATGCGGCAATTTATTCCTACAACACACTCCTCAATTGGATTCGACTCGAACATTTCAAAAATGAAGATATCAATCTGGTATTGTGAATCTATGAATCAATGGCGGTGGACCCTATGCGACTCTTCACGCACAATTCGTAGACAAGAATCAGGGCAGAGACCACACCTTCGTGATGCTATGGAAGACATTGCAAACACTATAGAATATATGTTAAAATGCAAACAAAGTGAGTAAAAATACTTAATGAAATCAGATTTTTATATAGATAGAGTAGGTAAAGAAGAAATCAAAGAACTTCTTTATACTCATCATTATCTTAAAGACGAATCGAAGGATTTCAAAAGTGGATACAATTACTCACTTTACCGCAAATCATTCACAGATGTACTTAATATTGGCGGCTCTGTTGGTGCTTGCATTTTCAGTACTCTCCCAGTTCCAGAAATTGCCGTAGGTGCTTTTGGACTAGAAAGAAATCAACAAGAAGGAATATACGAGTTGTCAAGACTTTGTATACATCCTGATATTCAAAAAGAAGAGTATAATATCACATCTTGGTTCGTCAGTCGTTGTATAAAGAGGTTTAGAAAAGATGTCCGCGTTTCTTGTATTCTTAGCTACGCTGATGCTAATCACCACTCTGGAACTATATACAGAGCTTGTAATTTTACTTACTACGGTATGACTGATCCAAAAAAAGATTTTTGGATTAAACAATCCGATGGTTCTTTTATAAAACACTCTAGAGGGCCAACTAAAGGATTGGATGGTGAATGGAGAGAAAGAAGTAGGAAACACCGATACCTTATGATATTTGATAAAGAACTGAAAAAACGCTTGACATGGAAGGAAGAGAAGTGGTAAAATATAAGTTCCTTCCGTGTGAATAGTGGCACAATGTGCATAGTGAACCTCCTTCTAGGAGGTTTTTTCTTATGATAAATAATCTATAATAGAAGTAAAAAGAACTTAAAATGGGATTAAGTCGTCTTGATAATTTTCTGAAGTCTGTTCGCGGAAATATTATCTATGTTGATCCAAATAGTATTGACGCTACTGATAGCATTGAAAATCAAGGAAATAGTCTAACCAGACCTTTTAAAACTATACAAAGAGCACTGGCCGAGGCATCTAGATTTTCCTATCAGAGAGGATTAGATAACGATAGATTTGAGAAAACTACAATTCTTTTGTATCCTGGAGATCATGTTGTAGATAACCGTCCAGGGTGGATTCCTGATGGCGCAAATAACTATCGTCTTCGTAATGGTTTAACTTCTAACGACTTTCCTTCTTGGGATCTTACAACTAATTTTGATTTAGAAACACCAAATAATGCACTCTACAAGTTGAACTCTGTTCATGGTGGTGTTATTATTCCGCGAGGAACCTCAATTATCGGTCTTGATCTAAGAAAAACAAGAATTCGTCCTAAGTATGTTCCAAATCCAGAAAACAATCAAATTGAAAGATCTGCGGTATTCCGCGTAACAGGTGCTTGTTATCTTTGGCAGTTTACTGTTCTTGATGCAAATCCAAATGGAACTTGTTATAAGGACTATACCACAAATATTTTTGTTCCTAATTTTTCTCACCACAAATTAACGGCATTTGAATATGCTGATGGTGCAAATGGTGTAAGTATTGCGGATGATTTCCAGACTTACTCTACGACCAGAACAGATCTGCAGATGTATTATGAGAAGATTGGACTAGCATATGGTTCCTCTTCTGGTCGTGAGATTCAACCAGATTATCCGTCATCCTCTATTGATATTCAACCTAAGATTGATGAATATCGTATTGTTGGTTCTCGTGGTGCTGAAATTGGCATTACAAGTATAAAGTCTGGTAATGGTGTTATTCCATCTACAAACATTACAGTCACACTTGAAAATTCACTTGGCGGGATTGATGTTGATACACCTATTCGTATCGAAGGTGTCGGTGCATCTGGTTATGACGGTCAATATGTTGTAAGTGAGGTCAATAATTCTACAGAAATTGTCTATCAGGTTCAAAATCCACCTCTTGATCCACTTCCTCCTGTTGTAAGTGCAACTCTCAACATTTCTGTTGATACTGTAACATCAGCATCTCCATATATCTTTAATATCTCGATGAGATCTGTATATGGAATGTGCGGTCTTCATGCAGATGGAGACAAGGCTGATGGATTCAAGAGCATGGTTGTCGCACAATTTACAGGTATTGGTCTTCAAAAAGATGATAATGCTTTTGTAAAATATAATACAACTTCTGGTGTATATGAAGACAATACTGCATTTGGAAATGAAAATATACACACAGATTCTCGTGCTCGATTTAAACCGGAGTATGAAAACTATCACATCAAGTGTTCGAATGACGCATATCTTCAGTTAGTTTCTGTATTTGCTATCGGTTATGCAAATCACTTCTTGGTTGAGTCTGGTGGCGATCAATCAATCAACAACTCAAACTCTAACTTTGGCGCAAAGGCATTAGTTGCATCAGGATTTAGAGATAATGCATTTCCAAGAGATGATGTAGGATATATCACTCACGTTATTCCTCCTAAGGTTCTAGAGTCTGAAGAAACTACAGTTGAATTTACATCTATTGATGTCGGTGTTACAACTTCTGTCGGAATCTCATCTCACTTGTATCTGTATAATCAGACTAACGCTGCTGTATTTCCAGAAGGTGTTATTGAAGGATACCGAATTGGCGCAAAAGTTGATGAAACAATTAATGTATTGATTACTGATAGTGGAACTGCAACGGAGTATTCTGCAAATATTGTAATGCCTAATACTCTGGATGTTATTTCAGAGAAAAAACTAACAGTCGGTAGAAGTTCTGCAGGTATTAATAGCATTACGAGTAATGTTATGACTCTTACCTCAAATCACAACTTGATTAACGGTGAGAGTGTTCGTGTTATTTCAAACACAGGACAACTTCCTGATGGAGTTCAGCCAAATCAGGTTTATTATGCTATCACAAATACTGTTGCATCAATTAATGCATATCAAATTAAGATCGCACAAACACTAAACGATGCTATTGCAGATAATCCAATTACAATCAATAATAAAGGCGGACTTCTCAGTATTGTAAGTCGTGTCTCAGATAAGAGTTCTGGTGATATCGGACATCCAATTCAATATGATTCCGCACAAGGTCAGTGGTATGTAAATGTTGCAACCGCAGCAACTGCAAATACAATTTATAGTGCGCTTGGAACTTTAGGAGTATCTGGTCTAGGAGATGCAACGCCAAGAACTTATATCAAGAGAAAACCTGATACTCGTAATATTATTGACACTGTTTACAGACTTCGTTATGTAATTCCTTCAGACTCAACAATTGTAGCAAGACCACCTCTTGATGGTTATGTTCTTCAAGAGTCAAATACATCTATAGGATCTACTTCTACAGAAGTTGCTTATCAGTTTAATCCATCAACTGTTACACTTTCTAACTCAACAGAACTTAGAAACCAAAAGATTATTGCCGGTGCTACATGGAATTCTACTGTAGCTACAATTACAACTGAACTTCCTCATAATTTGAATGCTGGATCTGAAGTTGAAATTTTAAATGTAACTAGTACAAATAATACTTCAGGAACTGTAGATCAAGGATATAATGGAACATTTACTGTAGTTTCTGTAGTTAATAGTAAAAAGTTTACTGTTACTATTGCATCAAATCCAGGAACATTTACGAACGACACTTCTGTAAGAACAACTAATCTTCCTTATTTAAGAAGAAAGAAATTCCTAAACAACTATTACATCTATCGTTCTCAAGAAGTTCAGAGTTATATTCCAGGAGAACAAGATGGTGTTTATCATCTACTTGTTGCTAATGCTTCCAATTCACCTTCTGTTGTCCCATTTAATGATTTAGAGTTCGCTCAACCAATACAAAATCTATATCCTCAGACAAACCGCGATACTCCAGTATCTGATCCAAAGGCATCTGTTTCTTTTGCACTTCCAGATCCAATCGGTCAGGTTGTAATTAACAAACCTCAGAACAGCATCACAAAAGAAAGTCTAGGAAAAGGATTAATTGATTTCAATGTTGGTGTTGCACTTACAAACATTATTTCTGGTGCTGCTGGAACTACACACACCTTTAATACTAAACAAGATCATGGACTGAATCGTATTATCTCACTTTCTCTTGTAAATCAAGGTGCAGGATATGGTGATGGTACTGCATCTGCTAAGAATTATTTCAACGCACAGTTAATTAATGCTTCTGGTGCTACAAATGGATTCAATGCAACTGCAAGAGTTAGTGTAAGTGCTGCTGGTACTATTACCGCAGTTAAAATAATGGACGGTGGTAGTGCGTATTCTGTTGGAGATCAACTCAATGTTGTTGGTATTGCAACTACTACTGGATTCTCTGTTGGTATCGTAAGTGTTACTGGAATTTATAATAATGTTGGTGATACTTTACTCGTTAGTGGTATTGTACCTGAAACTTTTGATGCGTACAATAACTATTATCGTATCACTGGAATTTCGAGTAGTAAGACAGTTAGTGTTGCATCGGCATCTACAATTAGTCCAGCTGTTACAACTGGTCTTGGATTAACTGTTACTGCATTCTCTAATGCAATTCTAACAGGACAAACTCTCAATATTTCTTCCTTGGTTTATAATAATGTTGTAGGTCTTGCAACAGTTACCACCTTACAGAATCATGGTTTGAATGTTGATAATAAGGTTCATCTTGGTGGAGCAGAAAATAGTTTCTACAATGGAGATTTTGTTGTTAAGAGAGTTGTAAGTAATACCTCCTTTGTAATTAATCCTGGTGTGAGAACAGATGTTCCAGCAACAACTGGAAATAAATTTGTATATCAAAGTGGATTTGTTGCAAGTGGTGGTAATATCACTAGAGTTAATGAAAATCTTGGTGGAAGACAAATCACACAATATGCTGGTATTACAACAACACTAGCTTCCACAGTCAGTGATCCAAACTCAGCGACTCTTGGTATTCTAAACGCAACTTCTCTTGATCTTAATATTGGCGATTACTTACTATTAGATGAAGAAATTGTCAGAATTAAGACAACAGTAACTTCTTCAAATGTTTCAGTATTCAGAGGTCTGTTTGGAACTCGTAGAACATCTCATAATTCTGGAGAAGTTGTTCGTAGAATTAAACCAATTCCAATTGAACTTCGTCGTAATTCATTAATTCGCGCATCAGGTCATACCTTTGAGTACCTTGGTTTTGGTCCTGGTAACTATTCAACGGCATTCCCAGAAAGACAAGATCGTACTGTTACTGCTCAAGAAGAACTTTTATCACAAGCAACAAAGCAGAGTGGTGGTATTGTCGTATTCACTGGAATGAATGCTGATGGTGACTTCTATGTTGGAAATAAAAAAGTAAGTTCTGCAACAGGTCAAGAAGAAGTATTTGATGCACCAGTTCCAACGGTAACTGGAGAAGATCCTGGTACTGGAAGTTTAAATATTGGTTTTGATGTTCTTTCGCCACTTGAAATATCTGTAACTCGTTCTCTAAGAGTTGAAGGTGGTCCAGATGCAAATATTATTTCTGAGTTTGATGGTCCTGTAATCTTTAATAATAAGATTACTTCTACTTCAGATAAAGGAATTGAAGCAAACTCAATCTTTTTACAAGGTGATGCATCAGTTTCTAGAAAATATACTGTTGGTATTTCTACTCCCGTTCTTGCAGGAAATCCTGGAGACATACAATATAATGCTGTTCCTGTAAGTAAAGATTATATTGGTTGGGTCTATACTGATAACAATCGTTGGGAACAGTTTGGTTATATTGGACCAGAAGTTAATGCTGTTGGTATTTCTTCTGGTGGAACATATGTTGGTCTTTCAACTCTAGTCAATTTTGAGACTGGTCTTGGAGCAACTATTACAAGTTCTCATGATTCAGTTTCTGGAATTACCACTCTAAGATTCCAGGCAAATCCATTAAATGTTGGTGTTGGTCTCGGAAATACTTTTGTTGGCATAGCAACTCAAATCAACTTCATTGGTTATGGAATCACTGTTGGTATGATATTCAATGCTGGCATTGCTAGTGTTACTTTATCAGGTGGTGTTGGTGCAGGTGGAAGTAATCCTGGACTTCCAAATAATGCAGTTCAATACAATGATGGTGGATTCTTCCGTGGTAGTTCTGGTTTTACATTTAATGGAACTAATCTTGAACTGAATAACTCATCTACATCTACACTTTTCCGTATTATTCAAACGGGAACAGGAAATGCATTCCAAGTAGATGATGTTGCAAGTGATACAACTCCATTTGTAATTGCAAATGATGGTTCTGTTGGCATTGGAACCGCAAATCCAACAGCAAAAGTTGAGGTAGTTGCATCTACACAAGAATCAGTTCGTATTAAATCTACAAGTGGATCTGGTAACATTGTAAGAGTTGATAATACTAACAATGATACTACACCTGTTATTATTGATGTTAATGGAAATGTTGGTATTAATACTGTAAGTGCAATTGCGTCACTTGATGTTGTTGGAAATGCAGCTGTTACTGGTGAAGTAAGGTATTATGAGACTGACAGAACAAATTATGTCTCGTTACAAGCACCAACACTTGCTTCTAATGTAAGTTTGACACTACCTCCTGTAGTTGGTGCTGCAAGCAGTGTTCTCTATACAACTGGTAGTGGAATTCTTAATTGGATTTCTCCACGAGCATTAATTGCTCTTGGTCTTACCAATACTGATAGTATTTCCGAAGGATCTACAAATCTATACTTTACTGATGAAAGAGCACAAGATGCTGTTGGTGCGGCAATTAATGCCGGTATTCAAACTGGAATTACTGTAACGTATGATGATGCAAATAATCGCATCAACTTTAATGCCACAGGATCTGCACCATATCCATTCACAACTCGTGGATTTGGATTTCCTCTTTGATTAAGTTCCGTCTTCTTTGATGATTGAGATATTATAAGCACCCGACGAAGCAGAAAAAATTTGTGAGGGTGCTAAAAATATTTCTTTTGGAGTAGGATTTGATGCACTTATATTCACTGTAACATTCGCCCACGAAACATTCGTGGGATTTTGTAAGAAGTTTATTTTAACTCTTACGTTCTGCCCTGTATTATTTGAATACGTTGGATTTGATGTTCCGTTAAGAATTTGTGATGCCATATCAGGTCCCATCCTCTTTGATGACTATAATGTTGTATGCTCCAGAAACAGCACCAAATGATTGTGTTGGTGCTAAAACAACTTCGACCGGCAGATTAACTGCTGGTCCAATGCTTGTTGGAACATAAGCGATTGTTGATAAAGATCCACTACCAACATTTATTGACCCTGGAGATCCAGAAGGAGAATATGGAGTGACAAGAAGTATATTGCCGGTCGGTGATGCAATAGAACCTGTAATAGGTACAGAAACTTGTGAGGTTTGAACTTGTAAATTATCTTTACTGACTGTTGTTGCTGCGGGTGGTGTTACTGTTACTCCCGCCCAAGTCATGCTAGTACAACTAGCCAAGTAATTGATAATAACTCTTACGTTTTGTCCTGTATTATTTGTATAAGATGGGTTACCAGACCCACTCAACACCTGAGATGCCATATTAATTCTTGAATGCTTTTCTAATATTTATAAATAAGTAAAAAGGGTGGAGAGTGAAACCCCATGTCTATTGATAAGAATTTTGTAGTAAAGAATGGTCTTGAGGTTAATACAAATCTCATTCTTGCAAATGCTGTAACAAATCAAGTTGGTATTGCTACCACCGTTACAAAATACACTCTACATGTTAATGGTGGTATTGGTGCAACTAATTTATCAGTAACTGGTGTAGCAACGTTTCCTCAAGTAGTATTAACAGGAACCGTAAGTGTTGCAAATTCGACTGGGGAATCGGGACAATATTTAAAATCTACTGGAACTGGTGTTATCTGGGAAGATTTTCCTGTAGGTAGAACATCTACTACATTTGTTGCAGCAGCAGGACAAGACACATTTAATTTTGCTTATGCTGTTGGTCTTATTGATGTCTTTGTAAATGGCATCAAACTTACTCCATCAGAATTTAATGCTTCTGATGGAGTTTCAATTGTATTGAACACTACATGTTTTGGTGGAGAAGTTGTAGATGTTCATGCATACTCTGTATCAGGAATTGGTGTTGGTGGAACTGGTATCACTGGTCTTACCGTTCAAGATGAAGGTTCAACTATTGGTACTCCTCAAGGTGTAACATCAATTAACTTCATTGGTGCTGGATTAACTGCGTCGGCATCTGGTGCAGGTTTAACTGTAAGTTTGCAAGATGCTTGGTATCCAACATCTGCTGGCATAAGCACACTTTCAAATGTTGGTATTGCAACCACAAATCCAAGATTTGCATTAGAAGTTGGTTCAGTTGGTTATGGCGGCACTGCCTTGTGGGTTAATGGCAACGCAAGAATTACTGGAATTTTAACAGTTGGAACTTCTAGTATTGTTCTTAATGGATTATCTGATACTCTAACAGTTCCAAATCTTGTTGTTACAAATTCTTCTACTGGTGTTATTGGTGCGGCAGTTACTGTAAGAGATGGTGGTGGAGATTTAGGTCTTGCAAAAATCATTGATTTTGGAGAGAACCTTTCAGTATCATTTGCATCTGGTATTGCAACTGTTACTGGATTTTCTTTTTGGGAAACATATTCTGCAGGAGTTTACATTCATACTCTTGCAAGTGTTGGTAATGTTGGTATTGGAACAACAGTTCCACTAGATAGACTTTCAGTTGTTGGTAACACATCTGCTACAGGAACTACCTTTACAAATAGGTTAAGTGTAGGAACTGGTGGAACTGTAATTAATACAACTTCTGATGGTTTAGTTGGTATTGGAACCACGAATCCAACATCAAAACTGACTGTTTTGGGTGGTGATATTTCTGTTGGTGTTAGCACTTCTCATGGTGTTATTCTCACATCACCAAATGGAACTCACTATCGTTTGATTGTAGCTGATAATGGCACACTCAGCACCACTACTGTCTAATAAATAAAACATAAGGAACTCCAGAGATGGCAAATAACAGAGAACTATCACAATTTGGAAACTTTATAATCGTCAATGATACCTCAAAAAATATTGGTATCAGTACGGATGTAATTATTTCTGGAGTTCTAACTGCCACCAGGTATTATGGTGATGGATCACAACTTACTGGAATCGCAACAGTCGGTGGCGGAACATCTTTAGGGATTACAACAATTTCTCAACTGACTGTTACTGGAATTACAACTCTTGGAGTTGTATCGGCAACAAGTCTAAATGTATCTGGCGTCTCTACATTTGGAAATATTGTTTTAAATCCAGTAGGAATTATTACTGCCAAAGTAGGAGTTGTAACTTATTATGGTGATGGTTCCAAACTAACTGGTGTTATTTCTGGTGTTGGAATCAGGACTGCAGGAGGAACTGTAGGATCTGGTGCAACAGTATTAGATTTCCGTGGATCTGGAATTTCTACTGTTACTGTTGGATCTGGAATCGGAACTATCTTCATTCAAGGTGGTGGTGGAGGTTCAGTTAGCATTAGTAGTGTTGCACCGGTATCACCATCAAGTGGAGATTTGTGGTATAGTATTGATTATGGAAGAACTTTTGTTTATTATGATGAAGTTGTATTAGGTGTTGGTTCATCTGCATTCTGGGTAGATGCCGCACCATTCAATGTAAATCTTTCTCAATTTGATAGTTTAACGGTTACGAATCTTACAGTTAGTAATACTACAAGACTTCTTGGTATTACTACTGCAAATACACTTAATGTTACTGGAATTACTACATTAAATACCTTAAATGTTACTGGAATTACTACATTAAATACATTAAGTGCATTAAATGTTACTGGAATTACGACTCTCGCAAGTCTCAATGTAGGAGGTGTAAACTCATCAGGTATTGTCACTGCAGTTGATTTTAACTCCACATCTGATGTTAATCTTAAAGAAAATATTAGCACTATTAATAGTGCTCTAGAAACTGTAAATCAACTTCGTGGTGTTTCATTTGATTGGAAGGATACTGGAAGAAGATCTTATGGTGTAATCGCACAAGAGATTGAAGAAATACTTCCAGAACTCGTTTCAAATTCTGATATAAAAACGGTAAATTATAATGGTATTATTGGAGTTCTGATTGAAGCAGTAAAAGAACTTTCTGCTGAAATTCAAGAATTTAAGAGTAATAAATAAGATAAGTAAAGCCGAGTGGAAACACGACGATGGCCATCAAAATATCAGGAACTACCGTCATAGGTGATTCCCGAAGTTTGGAAAATGTTGGAATTGGATCTACAACAATTACCACACTTTTCAGCGGAATCACGACAACAGCAACAAACAAAACTCTTGCAAATCGTGAGTTTTGTGAAGTTGTTGGTGCAGGTCTTACAATAAGTTTACCTGCAAATCCAATTCCAGGTAATGTAGTCAAGATTGGTGTTGGTACTTTTACCGACACTGTTGTTGGTAGGAATGGAAAAAATATAATGAAATTGGCAGAGAATTTAACAATAGATACTCAAAATATAAATCTTGGATTAATTTACGTAGACAATACAATCGGTTGGAGGATTTTCTAAAATGAGTTTACTAAGTCAATTTTTTCCTTCAGGTGGAGGCGCTTCTGGTGCCAATGCAATAAAAACTAATATGCTTCTTGTTGCCGGTGGTTCTGGAGGTAATCCTGGTGGTGGAAGTACGCCTTGTTGTGTTGGATCTGGAGGTGGCGGCGGGGGTGGCGGAGAAGTTTTTGAATTTGTAAACTATGATATTGCTCCAGGATCTTCTATTACTGTTACTGTTGGTTCTGGTGGAGCATCTGGAAGTAATGGTGGAAATAGTTGTGTTGCTATAAGTGGTTCTTATACTTTTGTTGCTAAAGGAGGAACTTCGGGACAATTATCTGGATGTACATGTTGCATTACACCAGTAGATTCTTGTTCTACTTTTGGTCATAACTACCTATCAGGATCAAAATCTGGTGGTGGTGGAGGTGCTACAGGTCAAGTTTGTATTACTCCTGGACCTGGCGGAGCTGGATCTAACGCTGGACCTGGCGGAGGCCTTCGCGCAAATCTTGCCGGAATGATTTATTGTGGAAGAAATTATTCTCCAAATTTATATTGTTCAGGATATCAAAATAATATTAACTGTCCTTCGTCTTGTGTATTTGCATGTTTAACTGCATGTTCTATTGATTATGATGGAGAAGGTGTTGTA